TAAAATAAAAGATTTAAATCAATTTAATCAATGGTTAATAGAAAAAAAAAAAGGAAGCAAAATAAATACAATACCACGTCTTCCAGATATAAGATTTAAATTATATAAAAAAGATTTAACACTAATTATAAAAAGTTTAATTAATTTTATCAAAGAAAATGAAAAAAATAATAAATTAATAGGAAACAATAAAATTAGAATATTAATATTTGATAATAGTGATCAAGATAATTATATTATATATGATAATGAAATGCCTAAAGATATTAAAAATATAACTAATGAAATATATAAAAGATACGATATTTCAAGAAAGAAATGTAATTAAATATTAAATATATTATGTCAAATATTTTAATTTTAGATTTGGATAATACAATTATAGGTAATATAACTTATGAATTATTATTATATAATTTATGTGTAAAAACATGTAAATCAGCAATAAGTGGTAAACATTATAATGAAGAAACTCATATTGTAAGAAATGGATTTACTAATTTTATTAATAATTTAAAAAAAACTATTCCAGATATAAAAATATATGTATATACTGCAAGTCAAAAAGATTGGGCATTAAAAGAAATTAAATGGATAGAAAAAAATTGTAATATTAAATTTAATAGACCTATTTTAACTAGAGAAGATTGTTTATATTTTAATAATAATTATTATAAATCAATTAAAAATATAAGTAAAAAAATTAAAAATATCAATAATTGTAATTTATTAATTATTGATAATAATGATATTTTTCTTGATAAAAAAGAAAATTTTTTAAAATGTCCATCTTATAATTATATTAATTTTATAGATTTATGGGAAAATATTCCATTAAAATATTCAAATAATAAAAATTTAAATGAATGGTTATTAAAATTAAGTAATGAAGGATATATAAGACCATATTTAACAAATAATTATAATAAAGATATAGAAAAATCAATAAAAAATAGTGAATGGAAATCAAAAAAATTATTAAATATATTAAAAAATAATAAAAAATATATAAATGATAAATGGTGGATTAAATTAGATAATATATTATTAAATTATAATATAGATAAAATAAATGATATTAAAAAATATATAAATATTTAATTATACCTTTGTTGTTGATTATATTGCATTTGATTATTATATTGTGTTTCATTATTATGTTGTAAATTAGTTTTAGACATATTTATATATATAATTAATAATATAAATATTAATAAAATTATAAAAATTAATATATAATATAATAAATTTTTTTTTAAATGTTGATTTAATTCTGATTCATCTTCTTTTTCAACTTCTTCTTGTTGTTCATCTTCTTCTTGTTGTTCATCTTCTTCTTGTTGTTCATCTTCTTCTTGTTGTTCATCTTCTTCTTGTTGTTCATCTTGTTCAACAAAATTTTCAATATATATATTTTTATATATTTTATTTATTTTTTTAAATTTTTCTAATAACATTTTTATATATATATTATATTTTTTTAAAAATTTATAAATTTATTTATTTATATATATATAAATAAAAGGAGTAAAATGTATAAAGGTAGATCATCAGAAAGAGGAAGTAAATCACAAAGTAGAACATCTAAAATGCAAGAAAAACATTCACCTGAACTAGAAGAAATAAATATGGCAAAAAATAAACAAAATTTACTAAAAGAAATAAAACCAGAAGAAATAAAACCAAAAGAATGTAAAAAAAATAAAGATTGTGATCCTTTAAATAAAGATTTGCTTAGTATAAGTAAATATAAATATAACTGTAATAATGGTATATGTGTAAAAGAGAAAAATAATAATAAATTAAGATTTGGTTATAGAAAAGATGTTCGTATATTTGAAAAAAAGAAATTTGATGAAGGAGATATAATAAATGACGGGTCCGAATTTATAAAATTTAATAAATTTCATAAACATAAGGATAAAATATATAATTTTTTAGAAAACGTAAAATATTTAATTGAATATAATTTAATTAAATATTATGATCATAATGGATTAGATGATTTTTTTAAAAAAACATTAAAATTACAAAAATATGTAGAAGATAATTTAAGTAAAATTAATAATCCTACTATAGAAGACGGTATAAAAATATATTTAAGTAAATTTAATATAGAATTAGAAAAATTGAAAAAAATTGAAAATTATATAAATGATATAATTGATATAATAAAAAAGTCAGATAATGAAAAATTAAATAAATTGTTTAATAGTTTTGATAGTTTATCATTGGAAAATAAACTTATATTTTTAAAAACACATAAATGGATAATTTTAACTGAAATAAATAATAGTAATAATATAGATCAACATTTAATATTTAAAATAAATAGTTTATTAAATCCAAAAAATGGTGGTAAATTAAAAAAAGAAAAATTAAAGAAAGAAAAATTAAAAAAATCAGATAAAAAACCAAATAAGAAAGCAGATAAGAAAACTAAAAAAAGTTAAAGGAGGTATGAAAGTGATGACTTTGTTGGAATCGAGACTACTCTTGTCTGTGGTTTTCTCGCCCAAAAGTTATGATATTAAAAACCAAGCGTTAAAAAATCTCAATAGCTATAATTATCAGTTTGCTGTGTTTTATTTCGGTATGTTTATAAAAAATAAATAAAGTAATTTTATTTTTAAAAATAATTTATATAAAGAATATATAAATATATATATATTAATGTCTGATGAAAGTGATGAAAAATATTTAAAAAAAGTATATCCATTATATGTTCAAAAAACAAATTATTATAAAAGTCTATATGGTGAAAATACAATATTATTAATGCAGGTTGGAAGTTTTTATGAAATATATTCAAATTGTGAAGATGATAATATAGATATAAGAAAAATAAGTGATATAACTCAATTACATGTAGCAAATAAAAAATGTGGTTATTATATGGCAGGATTTAAGATAGAAATTTTGAATAAATATGCAAATATTTTAACAAATATGGGTTATACATGTATAATATATAATCAAATAGGAGAACAAACAATAGATGGAAAGGAAGTAAGAAAATTAAAAGAGATAATATCTCCGGGAACAAATATAAATTGTAAGGATGAAGTAGCAAATTTATTAATATTTTATTTAGAAGAAAATAATGGTTATTTATCATTAGGTTGTTTTATAATAAATGTATTAACAAATAAATGTTTTATATTAGAAAGTCATGATGATATAAAAGATATAAATAGAGTAATGAATGATATATTAAGAATAATAACAATTCATAAAGCTCGTGAAGTATTATTAGTAAGTTTGAATAAATTAGATAAATATGAATATAAAATATTATGTTTATTTGGTAATGATTATATAATTCAAAATAAGATAGGTAAAATGAATAAAGATTTAAAAAGGGTAGAATATCAGAAACAATTATTAATAAAAGCGTATAATCATGAGTCAATGGAAGATATAATATCATATTTATGTATGGATAAGTATCCAATAGGTTTAATAGGTTTAGTGAATGGAATTCAATTTATTTATGAAAGAAATCCGGATATAATAAAAAATATAGAAAGACCAATATTTTTGGATAATGATGATATATTAAAATTGGATCATGATTCGGCAATTCAAATAAATTATATAGATTATAATGAGAGATCAGTATATAAAATAATAAATAAATGTATAACAGCAGTAGGTCGTAGATGTATGTATAGAAAGTTAATATATCCGATAACAAATGTAAAAAAATTAAAAAATCAATATAATAGTATTGAAAATTTTTTAAATGAAGATTTATCTGAACCAATAAAAGATTTAAAACAAATTTATGATATTGAAAGAATATATAGAAAAATAGTATCAATGAAATTAATTCCAGTTGAATGGGAAAATTTTGATATATCAATAAAGCATTCAAAAAATTTATTTGAATATTTTGATGAAGATAAAAAAATAATAGAAGATATAGAAAAAAAATATGAATGTTTAGATATAGAAAATTTAAATAATGATAAACCATTTAAAGTAGGTTATAATGATGTATTAGATAAATTAAAAGAAAATTATGAAAAAAATTATAAATTATTGGAAGATATAGTAAAAGAAATATCAGAAATAGGTGAAAAATATACTCAATGTAAGATAGAATCAACAAAAGATTTGATATATATAGTAATGACAAAAAATAGATATGAAACAGCAAAAAAGTTAAATAGTGATATAATGAAAGTTTATAATATAGAAAAAAAGAATGAAAGTAATGTAAAGATAACAAATGAAAATATAAGAAATATAACGAATAATATATTATTAATAAAAGATGAATTAATAAAAAAAAGTAATGAATATTATAAAATTTTTATAAAAGAATTTGGTGATTCAATGTTTGAAAATATAAATAAATTAATAAATAAGATAGGTGAATATGATATATTAATATGTAATGTATTAAATGTAAAAAAGTATAATTTAAATAAACCAAAAGTATTAAAAAGTGAAAGTAGTTATTTAAAAATAAAAGGTTTACGTAATCCAATAATAGTGGATCAAGAAAAGGTATGTATAAAGAATGATATATCATTAAATGAAAATGGAATATTATTATATGGAATAAATTCATCTGGAAAGAGTTGTTTAATGAAGTCAATAGGAATAAATATAATATTAGCTCAATGTGGAATGTATATATTTTGTGATGAATTAGAATATAGTCCATATAGTGCAATATTTACAAGAATAAGTAGTCAAGATAATATATATCGAGGTCAATCATCATTTTTAAAAGAAATGAGTGAATTATCAAATATACTGATAAAAGCAAATAATAGAAGTTTAGTAGTAGGTGATGAAGTCTGTGCTGGTACAGAAAATATATCAGGTATATCAATAGTAGCATCAAGTTTATTAAAATTAATAGAATTAAAATCAACATTTATATTTGCAACTCATTTGCATGAATTGACGAATATAAAAGAAATAATAGATGATAAAAAGATAATGATAAAACATATGAAAATATCAATATATAATGATAATATAATATTTGATAGAAAGTTGGATGATGGTCAAGGTGATAAATTGTATGGTATAAATATATGTAGATATTTAAAAATGGATGAAGTATTTTTATTAAATGCAGAAAAAATAAGAAAAAGATTGTGTGATGAGAATGAAAATTATTTAAATTTAAAAAGATCAAATTATAATAATAAATTATATATGGATATATGTCAAGTATGTTTAAAAAATAAAAGTAGTGAGACTCATCATATAATATATCAAAGTGTAAATAATACAAAAGAAAAAAATATAAAAGATAATTTGTTGCCTATATGTAATGAATGTCATTTAAAAGAACATAATTATACTAATTTTAGAATAAAAGGTTATAGTGATACTGTAAAGGGTAAAATATTAAAAAAAGATATATAATGAATTTTAAATATGAATATTTTAGATTAAAATGTGTATAATTAGAAATATAAAAAAGAATTGATATTGAATAAAAGATTATTATTATCTAAATAATTTATTATATGAAAATTATTAGTTTTTAATATGTAATAATTGTTTATTTAAAAAATTGAAAAAGATAATAGATTCATTTTAATAAATATAAAGAAATTGATCAATGGATATATAATTATGATAATATAGGTAAAGTTACAAATATTAAAACAAAAAAATAATTTTTATATATATTTAAATTTTATGTTAAAAAATAATTATATATAAAATTAAATAGTAATAACTTTATAATAAAGTAATAAAATTATAACAAAATATATAATATTATTGGTAAATATATTAAATTTATTAATTAGTTTTTTATTTAAAATAGAAAAATATATATTATCTAATTTGCTAATAAAATTTTTAAGTGAAGAAATAAGATAAAATTTAGTTTTATTATCACTATTTTGGTAAATATATATAGAAGAATTTTGAATATTGGAAATTAAATAAGAAATTTTATTTTTCATTCTGTTATTAATATAATAAAGATATATAGAATGTTTATATAAGAATTTAATTTTTAATTTTAGGTGGATAAAAACAAATTAAAAATAAAGATTCAATAGCAATATTAATATTTTTATGAAAAATATATTGATATTCAATATTTGAAGCATAAATAATAAAAATATTTTTATATGGTGTAATATTTAATAAATCAATAATAATATCGGATAATTTAAATTTTTTACATTTTTTAACAAGTTTTTTGATTTCAAATAGTGTAGGTTTGATAGTAATTTCGGATGCGGGTGTTAATGTATGTAAATATTTTTTATCAATAGGTATTCTGATAATAGAACATCTACTAATAATAGGTTTATCAATAAAAGATAATTTAATGGTGGTACATATAAATTCTGTTGTAAAAAAATATTTTTCTAAAATATTTCTAAATGCAATTTTAGTATCAAAATCCATTAATTCAATATTAAATATAATTATTTTTCTTTTTATATTATTGATAGTATGTGTTCTAATAATATTTTTAATATATTCAATAAGTGTAATATTAATAGTATAAAATAGAATAAAATTGTTATTATAAAAATATTTAAAATTTTTATAATAAGAATTTTTGATATCTAAATGATTATTATTATATAATTTAATAACATAATCATTAATAATTTCATTTGAACCATAATATAATAAATTCATATATAAATATATAATAAATCTATTTATAGTATTATATAATATATATATATAAAAAGAGATTATTTTTTTATATAAAATTAATAAATGTTTAGAACAAAAAATTTAAATGTATTGGGTTTAAATAGTAATGCATCAGATGATGATATAAAAAAAGCATATCATTCAATAGCATTAAAGAATCATCCGGATAAAACATCAAATTTAGAAAAAAATGAAAAAGATAAGTGTGAAAAGATATTTAAAGAATCATCAGAAGCATATAAAAAATTAATGGATAATAATTTAATGGATGAATTGAATGATATAAATATTGAAGATTTTGGATTTGGTTTTGATAATAATGAAAATTTAAAAGATTATTTTAATATGTTTAGTGGTGTAGCATCAAATTTATTTAAGAATTATAATAGTGTAAGATCTTTATTAAAAACAAATGTAAAAGTATCATATTATGATTTAATTCATAAAAGAAAATTTGAAGAAAATGTAAATATATATGGATTAACAGTAAATGTGAGTGTAGATTGTGATAAATTTCCAGAACAAATAATAGAAAAAGATATAAATGGAATAAAAGTTAATATAATGATAATTTTTGAATTAGAAAGTAATAATAATTATAATCATATAATAAAAAATAATGGTAAAGTTGATTTAATATATAATATAGGAATTAATCATTATCAATATTATAAAGGTTTTAAATATACTTTTAGTCATATAGATGGTTATGATGTAAAAATAAAAGTTGATGAAATGAATGATAATAATATAATTAAAAAAAAGAGAGGATTAAATGGTGGAAATTTAATAATAAAAATAAATTTAATAAATCCGAAAAAAGAAAATATTTCAAATATTTCTAAAGAAGAATATAATGTATTAATAAATTATCTGGATAAATTAAATACTAAAGTATATAAAGATAAATAAAATTAATAGTATTAAAAAGAAGATGCCAACAAAAAAAAATCCAGATAAAACCGAAAAGGTAATTGAAAAGGTAAGTGAAAAGATAGTAGAAAAAGTAGTAAAGAAAAAAGATGATAAAAAAGATGATAAAAAAGATGATAAAAAGAAAGAAGAAGTAAAAATAGCTGAGGAACCGAAAGAAAAGACAAAACTTGCTGAATTATATGATGGTATTTTGGGACTTGATAAATCAATTAAAGATTTAAAAAATTTATTTAAGTTGGTTCAAAAAGAAGATGATAAGAAAGAAAAAATATTAAAAAAAGAACGTGAACGTAAAGAAAAAGCTCGTGCCAGTCCGAGTGGTTTTGCAAAACCAACAGATATTTCAAATGAAATGTGTGATTTTTTAAAAATAGAACATGGAACTCAAATGAGTAGAACTGAAGTAACAAAAAATATTAATACATATGTAGCAACAAATAATTTGAAGGATCCAGTAAATGGACGTATTATTAGGCCGGATAATGTGCTTAAAAAATTATTAAGGGTAACTGATAATGATGAAATTACATTTTTTCATATGCAAAAATTATTAAATCCTCATATTAAACCTTTCCGTGAATCAAATTTTCATAATCCTAAACCAGGATTAGTAACAGAAGTTAAAAAATAAATAATAAATTATAATTTTTTTATATTAAATAAAAATATTTAAACATAATTTTATTTATTATTAATAATGATAAATATAGATGAAAATATAGATGAAAATGTTAATAATATTAATATTATTTTTTTAAATAAAGAAAATAATGATGAAAATATATTATCAACTTTTATTAATAATGAAAAAATAGAATTAATAAAAAAAAAATATAAATTTATTTCAAGAAAATTTGTAAGTTATTGGTATAAAAATTTAGAATATATATATGAATTATTAAATGATAATCAATGTTTATTTAAATATGAATTATTAAATTATGATAAAAATGATAATTATTTAATAAGTTATTTAAATGAAAAAAAGTTACCGATATATTATTTTCCATCAATAAAGAATATATCGTATAAAAATGAATATATATTATATGAACATAAATTAAATAATAGAATTTCATTAATAATAAAAGAAAATTCCATTTATATAGATTATAAATGGAATAAACATATTGATATAGAAAATAATAATAAAATTTTGAATAAAATTATAAAAGAATTAAATAATTTCAAATGGTAACCATTTATTAAATTTATTATTAAAAATACATTTAAATTTAATAGTTTCATTAATAAGAGAATTTTTAAATTCATTTCTTATTAAGTGACTTGTTTTAGTATCTTGAATACATGCATAAGTATCATCTTCAATAATTTTATATACATCAGGATTATCAGTTTTAATTAGTGTTTTTATTTTAACATTATTATCTTTTTGAACAAATTCAATATTTTCTTTTGTTTTAATATTAACTTTTTGTATAAGATTATCATCGAAATTAAGTAATTTTGGTTTATATTTAAGATTATATGCCCAAAAATAAATTCCTCTAATTGTGAAAGGAAAATCAATATTAGTAATATTATTAATAGTATCATTACATAAATTATAATAAGGTTTAACTTTATAATTACACATATTCATAGGTATATCTTCTTCATATTCATTTTCTAACATATTATAAAGTAAATTAATTCTATCAGGTAAAAATAATTTAATTAAAAATTCGCTTTTATAAGAAATTAAATCACAAATTAAAAAAGTCCAATTTTTATTATTATCACTAACCATTTCACCATCTAATAAAGTTCCATCAAATAATGTTTCATCAAATTTACCTTTATTTATAATAATTCTTGGTAATTGATATGTAGGATGTATTTTTTTATCAATAAAATATATAATTTCTTTATTATCAAATTTAGTTAAATACATAAAATATGGATTACCATTAGTTCTTATAGAAATAACATGTGGTGTAGCAGTAATATGATTAACACTTTCATTAGTTAATTTAAAAAAGTGTTTTTGTATAATTTTAATATTGTATTTATTATCTAAATCTTCTAAAATTGATCTTTTAATTTCATCAGATTTAATATTATGTGCAACACGATCACAAAAAGATATAACACCTAAATGCATATTAAAATAATTATATTATATATAATATATTTTTTTTTTATATACAGATTAATATAAAAGATATAATTTTAGTAAAATCAAATTAATAATTATTTAGATATTAAATCTAAGTTGTTCAAATTGTGTTCTACCATTATGACAAAAAGGTAATTTATCAATAGGTATATTTTCTCTTGCTGGTTCATACATTTTTATTAATTCTGGTGTAGGTGTTTTATTATTTTGAAAAGTAACAGTATTAGATTGTTGTGATTTTCTAATATCTTTTAAATTTTTTTTATCTTGTTCTATTTTTTTTTCATTTTCTTTTTTAAGAATAGGTTTTAAAGGAACTGTTTTGATATTTTGATTATTTTTATAAAATAATAATATTAATGTAAATATAATTAAAAATATAATTATTTGAAGTTCTATATTCATTATTTATTTATTATATAAGATAAGACATTCCATATTTTTCATTAATATATTTAATTGAATCTGAAATATCAGAAATATTATTTATAGATTTTTTATTATTAATAATCCACCATAATCTATCATATGTATCTTCATCTGATTCAAATGGTTGTTTTTCAAATAAATATATATAATTATTAATTTTTAAAAAAATAACATTAGACATAATATTCGTATATATATTATATTGTATTATATTTTTATATATAAATAATGATTATTGATGTAAGTCCAGATGTATATAAAGATACAAATATTGATAAATGGATAAGTTCTAATATTATTTTAGATTCTTCAAAAGAAATAATAATAAATTTAATTAAAAACCCGATTAATGATATTGATATTTTGAAATCAAGGCAAAATGTTATTAATATGTATGATATTACATATCAATTATATTATTTAAAAGAATTTGAATTAGATATAGAATGGGTATTAAATTTAAATAGTAAATCTAATAATATTGAAAATGATTATATGGAAATATTATTTCCAAATAATTGGTATAATAATGTAATAAATTTAGTTAATCCAACAATAGAGATATATCATTTATATAGAATATATTCAATACCATTATTTCAATTAATATCACCAATAAGTATATTATTAGGACCATATTATTATATAAAATATATGTTAAAAATAAATTTAAAATTAAATGATTATTTTATATATATTTGGAAAATATTAAAATTTTATATTAATAGTGGAAATAATATAAAATCAAAAATAATTAAATGGATTTCATTTTTAATATATTGTTTTTTATATATATATAGTTTGTTTCAAATTGTAGATTCATCTTATAAAATACATAAATTTAGAACTGATTTATTAATAAAAATAAATAATATAAAAAATTTTATAAAAACAGGAAATAATTTATTGAATAAAATTGATAAAAATATATGGATAAATTATACAAATAATAGTTATTATGATAATAATTTTGAAATAAATGGAGATTTATTGGATATATATAATTTTTGGTTAAATAATAATAATTATAAATATAGATTAAAACGTTTAATTAGTTGTATTAATATATTAGATGTAACTAATTTAATAAAAAAACTATATATAAATAATGATTATTGTTTAGTTAATTATGATAATGAAACTAAAATATATGGAATGAAAAATCCATTATTAAATAAAGATCAAATTTCAAATCCATGTAAATTAAATAAAAATTTAATAATAACAGGACCAAATGCTGCTGGTAAAACTACATATGTTAAAACTATTGTTTTTAATATTATATTAGCACAAACTTTTGGTATAGCTATGGCAACTAAAATGTTTTTAAAACCATATGATATTATACATACATTTATGAGAGTTAATGATGAAGTTGGTAAATTATCTTTTTTTGAAACAGAAATTAAATATTGTAAAGATATTTTATTAAAAGCAAATAACTATAAAAATAAAAATATTTTATTTGTAATGGATGAACCAATGCATTCTACACCACCAATTGAAGGTCAATCTACTGCATATGCATTATGTGAATATATTAATTTAAATAATAAAAATTGTAAATTAATAGTTACTACTCATTATCATTTATTAGTTGATTTAGAAAAAAAATATAAAAAAGATTTTAAAAATATATCAATGGAAGCAATTGAATACGATTTATATAATTTTAAATTTCCATATAAATTATTAAATAAATCATCTAAACAATGTATAGCATTAGAATTATTAGGAAGAGAAATGTTTCCACCTCAATTAATTCAAAGTGCGATTAAAATTAAAAATACTATATCTAAACATATAAAATAAAATGATATCATTATCAAACATTTTTAATAGATTAGATTTAATTTTATTTTTTATTATTTTTATTATTATTTACATTTCTTTAATATTTTTATGGAAAAAAATATTACAATTAGAAACGGCATTTAATAAGTTAGAAAATATATTTACTAATAATATTATTAATAAAGATAAAAATTATAATTCAACCAATAATTTTAAAAATTTAGAAGAAGTTTTTGTAGAAGTATTTGAAAATAATAAAATGGATAATGATGATAATGATATTAATGATGATATTAATAATGATAATGATAAAATTCAAGTAGAAGAAATTAAAAATGAAGATGAAATAATATCTGAAAATAATTCAATACCAACTAAATCTTCTTTAGCAAAAATGAATATTGAACAATTAAAAGAATATTGTACAAATAATGATTTATCAACAGATGGAACAAAAAAAGATTTAATAAATAGAATTTTGACTTAATATTTTTTTTATATAATTAATATTTATTAATGGTAATATAGGAATATATTGCCATTCTTTATCTTTTAAAAAAGTTATATATTTAAAAGTAGAAGGAAATAAATAAATTAAACCATATTTATTTTCAATCATAAATTTTTTTATATTATCTGGTATAACATCAATACTTTTTTTTGGAATAACAATTAGTAATTGTTCATTATAATTAATAAAATTATTTAATTCGTTTATAGGTTTATATTCATATAAAATTGAATAATTATATAAATCTAAAATTGTTGGAACACCATTAAATGGATAATACCAACTATGATCTATTAAATTAATTTTTTTATTATAATAATTATATGTCCAAAATATACCATCTAAATATAATTTACATGCTAAATTTATATTTGTTATATTTATTTTATTATAATAATTTTTATTCCAATCATTTATTGAATTTATATTAAAATTTGTTTTTATTTTATTTTTTTCATATTCTATTAAATTTTTTAAAATTATATTTATTGATTCAATATTTATCTTATTTTCATTATTTTTATCTATTATATTAATATTATATGAAACTTTTTTAATAATATTTATTCCATCATTATATAAATTTATAAATAATAAATTTGGTAAAAAATCATTTCCTAATAATGTTATTAAAACTACATATGATTTTATAATATCTGAATTTTTATTTAATATTTCTTTCCATTCTAAATATATACTATTTTTTAAATTATTTATAGAAATATAAGTTAAATCATTATTATCATTATTATCTCTCATTAAATAAATATTATTACATTTTGATAATAATGATAATAATATTAAATCAGCATCTAAACCATGTATAACTATATTATCATCAATTAAATCATTATCATGTATATATGATAATATTTTATGTTCTCCTTCTCCATTTATATTTGAACTATTTAAATATATATTACTTTCAAAACATTTTTTTTCTAAAAATAATAATAATTTATTCATAAAAGGAGTTCCTGATGTTATTGCATTAGTATCCCAATTTTTTTTATCAGACATATATCTTCTTTTTCTTTGTTGCATTATTTTTGCTAATGGAGCTACACCATCTATAAATAAATATACCTTTTTTGCTCTTATTTTATCTATTATTTCTAATGTTTTTTCCCACAATTTATTATAAAATATTTCTTCTGATAAATTATTACATAATGTAATATGTGCAATTGGATGTATTAATCCATTATAATCTATAAATAATTTATCAATATTTATATTATTTATATCTATTTTAATATTATTATATTTAATAATCAAATTTTTATAATAACTTGGAATACCCATTTTATAAAAAAATAAAATTAATATTATATATTTATATTTATAATATTATTTCTTTAAATATAAATATTTTCTTACATTAATTTAAAATAAAAAGAATGGTGTTTTCAATATTTAAAACTGTATCTCAACTATTAGTTGGTAGTTCTCAATCAAAAACTGCAGCTATTGCTATAATTATAGCATTTGTTGCTATTGCATTATCAATATTATTTAATGAAGTTGATTTAAATTTAGTTGAAAGATTTGGATTAATTGGAGTTATAATATTATTTGCATTACCTTCTATATTATTTGGATTAATTGATTTAACATGTATTTCAACTAAAACAATGGAAAAATCATTTTGTTGGTATTATGGTTGGGTTATTTCAATAATTATAGTAATTATATGTATATTAGTAATATTTTCATCTATAATGTCAATGGTTAATTATAATTTAGTTGCAAATCAAACTAAAGAAATTGTTGTTGATGAAAAAGAAGCAAATAAAATTGCAAATGATTTATTAATTGATTCTGTTGAAATTAAAGAAAATATTAATAATATTGAACAATATGATAATAATAACGAACATTATTTATTAGAACAATTTAGTGCAAAAAAAAAAAAAAATAAAAAAATTGTAAATGAAGAAATTGTAAATGAAGAAATAGAAGGTTTTGTAAATGGTGGTGAATATCAAAGTTTATAAAATTATTTATAATAATATAGATTTTTAATACTATATGTTATTAATAATATTAAAATAAATAATAAAATTATATTTAATATAAATTTATTATTTATTGTATTTTTTGTATTTATTTTTTTATCTAACCAAATATCATATGCTTTATTATATGATATTTGATCTTTATTTAATATTTTATTTACATTATTATGTATATCAACTGTCCATTTAAATAAAGAATCTTTATTTTTTATATTTGGTGGATTTTTTAATATATATTCTTTATAATGTTTTGAACATTTTTCACAAGGAATAACATCTGATATTACATTAAAAAAATTTATATAATTTTGTTTTTTTTGATAACTAAATGTTTCATCATAACCTAAAGCAATATTATGTATAAAATACCAACCATGATAACCCCATTTTTCTGGATCCATATTTTAATATATAAATGATATATAAAAACTAAATTATATATATTTACATGTAAATATTAATTATGTTTAAAAAAAATCAAAATTCAGTAATAATATGTAAAAATTGTAATAGTATTGGTCATATATATAGAGAATGTCCTCATCCTATTAGTAGTTATGGTATTATTGTATATAAAATTATTAATAATATTCCTTATTATTTAATGATTCAACGTAAAAATAGTTTAAGTTTTATGGAATTTATAAAAGGTAATTATAAACCTACTGATATCAATAATATTAAATTTTTAATTGAATCTATGACTATTGATGAACAAAAATTATTAAATACTAATAATTTTAATCAAATTTGGGAAAAAATATGGTTAAAAACTAATAATAAAAATACAAAAGAATATTTAGAAGCAAAAACTAATTTTGATATATTATTAAAAAAAAATACATTAAAAAATATATTAAATAATAGTATTAAATATATTAATGAACCAGAATGGGGCTTTCCTAAAGGTAGAAAAAAACAAAATGAAACAGATATTGAATGTTCATTAAGAGAATTTACAGAAGAAACACAATTTAATAGTAATGAAATATTAATTAAAGATATTAAACCATATATTGAAATATTTTTTGGAACAAATAATATTATGTATAAACACACATATTATATTGCTAATTTTATTAATAATGTTTTAAATCCTAAATTTGATACAAAATGTATTCAACAAATTAGAGAAATACGAGCTATTAAATGGATGTCATATAATCAAGTTTTAAAACATATTAATCAATATAATTATGAAAGAATTGAAATTTTTAAAAATATTCATTTAAATATATCAAATTAATTTATCTATCACAAATTGGACATTTTAATTTCATTTTATATTTACATTTACTACAAACTGTATATTTACATTTTAAACATTGAACTAATAAATTATTTATAATTGTTTCCATACAAATATTACATTCATATTCTTCTGTTTTTAAAATATCATTACATAAATTTAAAAAACTTTCATTTATTTTTTTTTCTTTTGATGATATATATTTACCATTATATGCTATATATATATTTGTATGAAATAATTCATATTTTGATTTAATTATTTTTTCTGCTATTTTTTCTTTCATTAATGGTAATAAATTAATAATTATTGTTTTTTTATTATTATTATATTTACTATTATATTTTATAAAATCATCTAAATTATCACATTTATGTAATTTTATTATACATAAATTACTTTTTTTAAAATATTCTTCTAATTGTTTTTCAATTTGTTGAAATTGATCAATAATTTTTGTTTTATTATCATCATTATAGTATTTTAATGTGCTTTTATCAAAATTAAATAATTCCATATATATTTTGTATTTTAAATAATTATCATTTTTGTTTATTAATGAATATATCTTAATAATTATTAAATATGCCTCCTAAATTAAATTTAAAAAAAGAAGATTGTTTAAAATGGTTTAAAAATCCAGATAAAAATCCAATTACAAATAGATCAATTAAACCAACTGGACCTCATAGTATGTATCATAAAATTAAAGAAGAATGTGAAAAATATAGAGATTTATCAAATGATAAAGTTAAAAGTGATAAACCAAGTTCATCATTAACTTCATTATCAACTTCATTATCTAATTCATCATCAAGTTCATTACCTATTTCATCATCAAGTTCATCATCAAGTTCATCATTAACATCATCATCGAGCTCATCATTAACTTCATCATCAAGTTCATCATTAACTTCATCATCAAGTTCATCATTAATTTCATCATCAAGTTCAATATCAAATTCTAAAAAAATAGAAAATATATTAAATGATTATAAATATTATCCATCAACAAATGATAAAAATTTTAGAGAAAAATTAAATAATTTAGAAGAATTTAATTTTAATAAATATAAAAAAATTAAAAAAATTAATAATATAGATGATTTTAATGATATATCAAAAGAAGCTTGTCCAACAAATAAATTTGAAAAAGCTTATTTTCAATATTTTGTAGCAAAATATATATCAAATAAAACACCATATAATAGTTTATTATTATATTATAGTGTTGGAACTGGTAAAACATGTGCTGCTATTTTAATAGCAGAATCAATATTAATAGGAAATAAATTTTATAATGAACCTAATATTTATGTAATTTTACCAAAACCTTTAAAAAATAATTTTATAAAAACTATATATGATGTAAATAAAAATATAAATAATTGTACAGGTAATTTATATAAATTATTAAGTTATAAAATACCATCAACTAAGGTTATAAATCAAAGATATAAAATAATGACATATTATGAATTTATAAAATTTTCAAAAAAACATAAAATTGAAAATAAAACAATTATAATAGATGAAGCACATAATTTAAGAAATCCAGATGAAATAGATGATGAAAATGTAGATGTAAATTTAAAAAAAGATTTATATAATAGTTTTTTAGATAGTATTAAAAAAGGAAAAAATAATAAATTAATTTTAATGACAGGAACTCCAATGTATAATCAACCAGATGAAATAATTGATATTTTAAATTTATTGTTATTAAATGATAATAAAGATATAATAAAAAGTAAAAAAATAAATTATGAAAAAATAGCAGAAGTATCTCAAAAATATATTTCTTATATTAATAATAGTAATCCTTTTATTTATGGATTAAGATTAAAACCAAAAGATGCAATAAATGAAGATTGGATAAATTCAAAAGAAGGTATAATTAAAGTAGAATTAAGTAAATTACAATATGAATATTTTGATAATAAAGATGATAAAACAAATTATAAAGGTTTTGCAGATTTTGGTCCTTCAAATATAGTTTATAATAATAAAAAAGAAAATAATAATATTTATTCTTTATTTAATAAAGAAAATAATAAATATAATTATATAGATAAAAATAAACCAACATTATATCCAGATAAAAATAATTTAGGATATTATGCACCAAAAATATTAAAAATATGTGAATATGTAAAAAAATCAAATGGAATAATAGTAATTTATAGTAGATTAGTTCCTTATGGTATTTTACCATTAGCATTAGCATTAGAACATATGGGTTATGATAGATATACAGGTGATGACAATAAAAATAATAATTTATTATCATATGATAATATAAATAAAAATAATTTTAATTATACTATTTTAACAAGTGAAAATACTTATATTAATAATATTGGTTCTTTTGAAAAAAAAATTAATTTAATAAATAGTAAAGAAAATATTAATGGTAATAAAATTAAAGTTATATTAATAACTAAAAAAGCAAGTGAAGGTTTAAGTTTTTTAAATGTAAGAGAAATTCATATTTTAGATCCTTGGTATCATTATAATAGATTTGAACAAATTATAGGTAGAGGTATAAGAAGATGTAGTCATATTAATTTACCATTAAATAAAAGAAATATAATTATATATATATATTGTGGATATTTTAATAATAATATTAATAGTATCGATTTACATGCTTTAAAAATAGCTAATAAAAAATTACTTGAAATGAATAAAATTGAAAATATTATAAAAATAAATGCAATTGATTGTTTATTAAATAAAAATTTGAATTTTTATTCAAAAAAATTATTTAAAAATTTAGATAAAATTGAAATAATTAATTCTCAAAATGAAAAAGAATTAATTGAATATGGTAATAAAGATAATTATAATTGTTTATTAACAAATAAAAAAATTAATTATGATAATATAAATGAAGAAAATATTACAATTATTGAAAAATATATTAATAATATTAAAGATATAATGATTGATACAAATTATATACATTATAATGATTTAAAATTAAAATTAGATATAGATAATGATAGATATTTAGATTTAGCAATTAAAAAATCTATTTATCCTAATAAAATTATATCAAAAAAATATATATATTGGGGTAATAATGGTTTATATAAAGTAAATAAAAATAATATAAAAAATAATATTAAAGAAATTATTTTAGAAGAAATTAAACTTAATAAACAAAATGATAATCTTAAAAATGAAAATAATAATTTAATAAGTAGTTATTTAAAAAGTATTAATAAAATTCATAATGAATTTGATTTATTATATAAAATTTATTTATATATTAATATTAATAATTTTAATATTATAATGAAAGAATTATTAAATAATATTGATAATTATAAAAATATAATAAAAATTTTTAAAGATCAAAAATTAATAATAAATAAAAATAATAAATTATATTATATTGATTTATTTCAAAATAATATAATTAAAGATAATCAAAATAATGAAGTTGATTTAAAAATTAAATTTGAAGAAATTGTTATTAATAATAATAAAAATTACGCTTCTTTAAATTTAAATGATTTAAAAAATCCTAAAAATATAATTTTTAAAATTCATAATAATAATATTAATAATAATAATGGTGCTGTATGTGATACAAAAACTAAAACAGATATTTTATCTATAATTAATAATATTGACAAAAGTGTTATTAAAGATAAAATGAATAAAGAATCATTATGTCAATATTTAGCATATTTATATTATATAAATAATAATTTAAAAATTGTTCCATATAAAAAAATGATAAATTAATTTAATTATTACTAATAAATAATATAATATGAATAAAATATTATTTAAAAAAATTAAAATTTATACATTTGTTAATATATTAATTAGTGAATTATCTACTGATATTGATAATATTATTTTAAATAAAATTAAAAATAAATATGAATGTAAATGTACAAAATATGGTTTAATTAAAAAAGATAGTATTCAAATAATAAATAGATCTTCAGGTGTTAGTAAAAATGAACATTTTAACAGTTCTTATTATTTTTATGCTAATTGTATAGCAGATATATGTAATCCACCAAATGATAGTTTATTAAAATGTAAAATAATAGCGTTAAATAATGTTGGTTTTAAAGCAATAATTAATGATCCAGATACTAATGAAAAAATTATTGATATAATGATTCCTAAAATAACTACTGGTATAATACATGATATAGATATTAGTAATTTAAAAGAAAATGATGAAATTATAATTAAAATTTGTGGCAAACGTATATATTATAAAGAAAGTTATATAACTGTTATTGGTAGTGTATCAAGTCAAAATATAATAATTAATGAAGAAAATAAAGATGAAATTTTAGAAGATAATATTAATAATGAAAAAAATGATCATGATACTATATTAGATAATGATATTTTAATAAATGATCCATTATTAGATTTTTATGATGAAGATGAAAAATTAAGTAATAAAGATGATGATGAAAAAGATAAAGAATTTATTGAAGATGAAGAAGAAGATCAAGAAGATGAAGATGATATTGATGATAATATTGAACCTAAAGATGATTTTGAAGAAGATGATGATGATATATAAACATATATATTATATATTATATAATATATATAATATATGGATTATAAAATAAAAACAATACTTAATGAAATTAATAATTTAACAATTATTGAATATATAGAAATATTTAAAATTTTAAAAGAAAATGAATGTAATTATACAAAAAATACAAATGGAATATTTGTAAATTTATCAAAATTAAATGAATTAGATATAGAATTAATATATAATTATATAATATTTTCAAGAGATTCAAAAAAAAATATTAATAATGTAGAAGAATTTAAAAATAATTTGTTTATTGATATAAATTTAAAAAATAAAAATACAACAGAAATAATTAATAAAAAAGAAAATGAAAATTTATTGAATAATATAATAATTAAAAATAAAATAACATCAACAATGAAATTTTATATTTTAAGAAAAAAAATGTATAAAAATCAAATAACAATATTAAAAAATTTAGAAAATGAATTAGTATATGATAATATAATTATATAAAAGAATATATATTAATATATATTAAAATGGATTTACTTAAACAAAATATTAGTAATTCAGAATTAATGACTTTTGCATTTCCAATTAATAGTTTTTTTACATTATATAATAATGAAAAAAATAATATAAAAGATAATTTTAATCAACCTATAAAAGAAAATTTTAATGAATCTATAAAAGAAAATTTTAATGAATCTATAAAAGAAAATTTTAATGAATCTATAAAAGAAAATTTAAATCCAATTGAATTTATAAAAGAAAATATAAAAATAGGTCATAATGATAATATTATTAAAAATATTATATTTAAAGAATTATCAAATCCAATATTTAATAAAAAATTTACAAAAAAAGATATAAGTTTAATTCAGAATGGTTTAATAACAAATAAATGGAATATATCTTTATGTAAATTTATATCATTTATATTTGATATATCTTTTATTTATAGAAAAAATAATATAATTGATAATGATATTATAAATTTAAAAATAGAAAATTATAAATTATAAATATTTTAAATAAAAATGATTTAAATAATATAAAATAATATAATATTAAATGATAACTTTAAAATTTAAAGAAAACGATTTTAATTATAATTATTTTAAAAAAGCACATATTTTTTTCAAAGAAAATAAGTTTAAACATACTATATCTTATGATATATTAGAATTAATAAGTGAAGATAAAAAAACTATATATAAAATTGAAGAAAAAAAAAATATATTAAAATTTTTAAAACATAATAATATTGAAAATATAACAAATTTTAATTTTAAAGAAAATGTTCAAGAAATAATTGAAGAATATGATTATACATGTATAATTACAAAAACTGAAGAAATTAAATTAATTGATTTTGAATTAGGTAATTTAAAAGATATATATGAATATAGAATTAAAAAAGTATATGAATATATAGATGAAAAAAAAAATATAGTTTATAGATCATTAGTATTAAATATAAGTGATGATAAAATAAAATTATTAAATAATATAAAAAATAATAAATATGAATTTGAAATAGATATACAAGAATCTGATAATAAAGATTTTTATATTAGACAAATGATATTTATATTAGATAATAATATTTTGCCATTAAAAAAAGAAAAACAAAAAAATATATTAGAAAATTATATGAAATTTGTATCATCATTATTTAATGATGATGCATTAAAATTAATTAATAAAAATAAAGAAATTATATTAATTAATCCCAAACCAACAACATTAGAAAAAAGTAATTTATTAGAAATAACTGAAAATAATTTTGGTATTGTTTCTATATTAGAAAATTATGCAGTAACTGAAAAAGCAGATGGTGAAAGATTTTTAATGTATATTGATGAAAATTCAAATGTTTATTTAATTAATAATATAAAACAAGTTAGAGGTTGTAATATTAAAACTACATGTAAAAATTCTATATTTGATGGAGAATTAATTGTTTGTGAAAAAAGATTAAATAAATTACATGATAAAGATTTATTTGCTATTTTTGATGTATATTTTTTTAATGATAAAGATATTACTAATTTACCATTAATATTAAATGGAAAAGATAATGAAGATAGATATAGTTATATGTATAAATTTTTAGATAAAATTAATGATAATATATCACATGATATTATTGTTAAAAAACAATTAGTACCAGATGAAAATAATTCTATTTATAATAGATGTTATGATATATTATCAAATAATATATATGAATATGATATTGATGGGTTAATATTTACTCCATTATTTATACCTGTATATAGTAATCATGCAAATAAACCAATTAAAATTAGTAAATTTCCAAGATGGGAAAAAGTTTTTAAATGGAAACCACCTGAACAAAATAGTATTGATTTTTTAGTTAAAGAAGTTAATAAAAAAAAAATATTATATGATGGTAAAGAATATAAAGAATTTATTTTACAAATAAGTTATGGAATCAATGATATTAGTGTTTATGAAGGTATTAACCAAATTACATCTAAATCTATTGAAAATAAAAATTATTATCAAATTAAAGATTTTATAATAGATGAAGTTATTCAAAAATCACATATATTAATTAAAAAAGATGGAAAATGTTATACTGAAGAAGAAGAAGAAATTGTAAATAATAGTATAATAGAATTTTATTTTGATAATAAAACTCCAACTTTATCATTAGAAAAAAAATGGAAACCTTTAAGAGTTAGACATGATAAAAATAAAAAATTTAATAATCCAAATAGTGATAAACAACAAACTGTTAATCATTATGATGTGGCAATGAATGTATGGAGATCAATTGATGATCCAATAACAACAGAATTAATATCTGGAATATTAAAAGATAAAGATATTAATAAACAAAATAATTTATCTACAAGTAGTGATAAATATTATAATAGATATACTGAAAAAAATTCAAATATTCAATTATCAAAATATTTAAATTATTTTCATAATCATATAATTAAATTTAATTTATATAATGATAGACAAAAAAAAAGTAGTTTATTAGAATTAGGATGTGGTCAAGGTTCAGATATGACACGATGGGTCAGATCTGGATATAAGAATATTTTAGGAATTGATAAATCATTAGATAATATTAAAAATCCTAATCATGGTATATATAATAGATATATTAAACACATTAAAAATGTTTTATCTAAACCTTATCTAAATTATCAAAAAATTAATGCTATTTTTGTTGCTGGAGATTGTGGTAAAAATATTATTAATGGTGAATGTTCAGATGGTATTGATATTGAAAGTAAAAAAATGCTTAAATTTTTATTTGGAAAAAAAGATGATAAAGAAATTATTTCATTATTTAATAATAATAATTATTATAAATATTACAAAAATGAATTTGATGTTATAAGTTGTATGTTTTCAATACATTATTTTTTTGAAAATGAAGAAATATTAGATATTTTTATTAAAAATGTTTCAACTTTATTAACTAATAATGGTGAATTTGTATGTACATTTATGGATAGTAAAAAAGTTGAAAATAAATTAAAAGAAAATAATGGTAAATTAATTGGAAAAGACAAAATTAGTAATTCTATTATTTGGGCTATTATTCGAAAATATTCTAATAATGATAAAATTATTTATAATAAAAAAATTGAAGTCTTTTTAGAAAATACTGGAAGATTGATTGAAGAATATTTAGTTAATATAGATGTTTTAATTAATAAATTTAAAAAATATAATATTTATTTAAAAGAAGATAAATTATTTGAAAATATATTTAAACATAAATATAAAAATAAATCATCATTAAATGCATTTGATAAAGATATTATTGAATCATTAGATAAAGATGAAATTTTAAAAGAATTTAGTTTCTTAAATAGATATTTAATATTTTATAAAGATATATATAAAAATAATGATTAATTAATTAATAAATTATTTTAAACTGTGTAAAAATATATTCATAGAATATTATTTACAAAATAATCATTAATTAACTAATAAATTATTTAAAACTGTAAAACATATTGATGCTTTTGATGGAATATCATATCCATTATTATTTGCAAAATAATGTATTAAAGCTATTATATTTTTTAATGTATTACAATTACATATATAATAAAAAACTTCTCTATTTGTTAATATTACTTTTTTATCTTTAAATATTGTTATTTGACTATATCTTAATTGTGCTAAATGATATTGTAATATTGGTGCTAATTTTTTATCTATATCTTTTGACATTTTAAATCTATTATATTGTGAATAATAAGTTGTTGTTGAAATATATAAATTAAATAAAATATCTTTAATATTTGAAATTACAGTATGTATTATATATGTTGGATCTAATACATTTCCATTATTATCTAATGGATATTCTAAATTATTCGAATAAGTTTTTATATAATCATTTATATGAAAATCATTTCTATTCTGTAAATAAATCCATAACATATTTCTCCACGGATTTGGATTTCCATGATCTGTTTCTTCATGAAAAATTATACTATTATTTGATACTTTATAAGTATCATTTATCAATAATCCATAAATATTATTATTATTTAAATAAGACTCTATTAATGTATTATTTATTTTTTCTGGAATTATTAAATCTAAATTCTTATCTAAATTTTCATTATTTATTAACTTATTACTATATTTTTCTTTTATTTTTATTAATATCAATTTTTTATAATTTTTACCATATAAATTACTATAATCAAAATAATGAGTATTTTCATAATGTAATATACCAAATTCATATATATTATCTTTATTTAATAAATCTGTTAAATTTTCTCTTATATTTTCTTTTTCTTTTTCTTTAAAAATTTCATTTAATATTTCATCAAACATCATACCATATTTTTTTATTGGATGTGTAAATTTTGAATAATCTATATTTGGAACTGTTGTTGTTCCAAAATACCACATATTTTTATGAAAATATACATAAATTGTTGTACAATCATATATTATTTCACCATAATCTATTTTTTCTATTTTTTTTAAATATTCTTTATCTGATATACGTTCTGGAATACTATTTGATTTTGATAATATTATTTTATCTTCTGGATCTGAAAAATCTAAAATTACACTTCTACATTCATCATATAATTCTTTAAAACTTTCTATATCTTTTCTTCTATAAGTATTATGTAATAATAACAATTCTGAAGAATTATTTATTTTTTTTATTTGTAAAGCTGGCCAATAATGATATTCTCTTAACACATTTAATAAAGTATTACACCATGATAATGTATTTATTTTTTTTTCTTTAATAGTTAAATTAATTATATCATTTAATAACATTTTATTATATTAATATATTTTATATATTTCTTTTATATATCTTTAAATTTTGGATGAAATTCTTTAAAATATTTCATACTTATCTTTTCAGATGAACTTTTTAAAGTTTCTTCTCCATTTTCTATCTTTTCTTTCATTTCTAACATGTTTTTCAATATATTTATATCAAAATTTTTTGATTTATTTATTGCTAAATCAAATAATAAAGGATATTTTTCCTTAAAATCATCAAAATCATTATTTATTAATTCATCATTATTTACTCTCTTTCTTATTTCTTCTATTTTGTCTAATATTGACATTTAATATTTAAAAATAATATATTTTTAAATAATAAAAATGACTTTAGAATTCAGTTTTTTAAACTGTAATAACACTATTAATAATTTAAATTATAATATGCAACCGGATAAAGGTTTAGGTTTATATGTTGGAAATATAAAAAATAATTGGACACCAACTTATATTTATCCTAATAGTAGTGAATATATTAAACATTTTTATGCTAAAAATCAAAATCCTTCATATACCAGATTAGGTAATTCTACTGAACCTGAATGTTAATTTATTATTTTATTTTCATGAATATCTTGTTCTAAATATATTTTATTTTTATTATCATCCAATATTTTACATATGTAAATATAAGCTTCATTTACTTGTTCTAAACTTATTGCACCTGTTATTAATACACTTCCACTTTCAAATACTGCTATTGTTATCTTTTTATCATTGTTTTTATCATAATTACTTATCTTTTTTTTTAAATTTCTTCTTGTTTTATAAAAATCTTCATCATTTTCTTTATCCTCTATATCTTTGTTCTTACTCCACCAATATTCTATCTTTACACCCGGATATGTTGATGGATCAAACCTTGCTATCGTATTATCATTTGATATCAATATATCATGTAATAAACGCCTTTTTATTAAAAATTGTTCTGATAATTTTTCATTTATATATACTTTAAAATCAGTATTTATCATAAATATCTTTACATCATCATGCCATAATTCATTTATATCATTATTATCTATATTTATTATCAAATCATTATTTTCATTAAAAATCCTTTTTATTTCATTTATTATTGATAATAATGGATAATTTATATCATCCAAACATCTACAACCAGTTATATGCAAATTTCCATTTTGAAATACCTTTATATTTGGATAATAATTATCTCCTATTTTAAAAATAAATGATATCTGATTATCAAATGTTCTATCCTTATTACTTGATCTTTTCTTTTTATGTATATTACCACGCACTATTTTATTCTTATTTGAATCTATATGTTGAGTATATATAAAATTATTATTTTCATTTAATATTTTTATATTATTAAATAATATTAATAAATTTATACTTAATTTTTCTATATTTGGAATTTTTAAATAAACACCACTTGTTATTGTTGATATTCTATAATTTGTACAATATAATTTATATATCATTATTTTTATAATATATTATTCTTTATATCATTTTTTTAAATCATTTTTTCTATACCTACTTTTTTATTTTTATTATTTTTTATATATGAAGTATTTAATACTTCTACCGTCAAATTTACATATGCTTGGGGCGGAATATTTAATGTATATGATTTTTCTGATGTTTTATGTGCATTTCTAAATTCTTCTATTGTCATATTACCCAAAAATATATCTAATAATTCATAATCAGGAGCTGGTCTTATTGGAATACTATACCCATTCAATTCTGCTAACTTATTTATCATTATATTTATCTCCCATACCTTATCACTTTTTGAATTTTTTGAAAAATTATATGCTGATACACATTCAAATGAACAAAAATTTCCATGTAAATTATAATGTTTCGTTTTATTATTATAACTTAAAGGCAAACCACACCTAAATTCATTTATTCCATGCCTACACCATAAACATAAACTATTACTATTACTATTACTATTACTATTATTTTGATTTAATTCTGAATATATCTCGTTTGGATCATACGCTTTTGGAGTTACTTCATATTTATCATCATATACACTATTTTCTATATATTTTTCATCTATCTCATTATTTATCAACTCATTTGTTAATGGTAACTTTATTATTGTATTTTCTTCTATTACTTTATTATTTTGTAATTTTTCTTCTATTGTATCTTTTTTTTCAGTTACTTTTTTTTCATCAATTACTATTTTTTTTCTTGGCATTATATATTATTAATAATAAATATACTTATCATTTTTTTATAACATGTTTTTAAATAAATTACTTATATAATTATAATTATTCGTTAACTCTTTTTTTAAATCTCGCGTTTCATCCTTTTCCAAACTTATTGACTCATCTCCATTTATACATTTCTCTTTCATCTCTTTTACTTCATCCCTTAATGATGATATCGTATTTATCAATAAATAAAATAAATATATTATTAACACATATACTATCAAATTAAACACATCCATTTTACTATTATATTGCAAATTTAAATGATCCTATACCACCAATTATTTCCAATATATTATACATTACCACATATATTGATATATCATAATTACCTGTTCTATTTAATTCTAAACTTAATGATGTTGATATTTCATGCCTACCACTTGGATTAAAATAACCTGATGGTCTCCACTTTTCTGGAAATAATGCAAAAGAATAACAATATATTCCTTCTTTTGGTACCGCTGAATGATGATAATATGGTTGAATCTTTCCATAAAATATATTATCTTTCTCTTCTACCCTCTCATTTACACCTTGCCATAATATTTTTGCTGTTTTCATTATTTCCTCATCATCACTTTCCAAATAATTTAAACCATTTTCATCTCGATCCCTTCTATTTAATTTCCATATTATCTCTTTTACTGGATTATTTATATCTAATTTTATATTTATTGATTTTGATGATATTATTTCATCTTTTCTATATACCCTCTCTACCAAAAAATTATTATTCGTTTTATTCAATATTATTGCTTTCCTTTCTACTTCATCTAAAAATATATATTTTGTTTCTAAATATGCTTTTAAATCTACATTTTCTCCTACAAAATCTTTTATAGTTATATTTCTATTATATTTTTCATTATATTTTATTGGACTTAAATATTTTTTATATTCTATATCATATACTTCATATAATTTTTCTACATTTTCTATCTCTATTTCTACTTTTATTTCATTTAATTGTAATGCACATAATGGTAAATATAACATTGAATCTTTTGAAAAATAAAAAGGTAATGGAATACATATCTTATTCTCATTTATTGATGGACTATAATCATTCGCATATTTATAATATTGATAATTTAATTTATTAAGTTTATCTAACTTTATTGTTGTTTCTTCTACTCTTGGATTTATATTTTTTTCAATATTTCCTGTTAATTTATCATATTTTTCTTTTTTACCTGTATCTAATGTTAATTCATTCCAAATTAATATCCATTCACCATATAATTTATTTATTGGTACACCTAAACTACCTATATATATTGTTGCTTCTTTCACAAGTAATGTTCCGAAATTTTCTATCCATCTAAAACGTAAATCACCCGGAACATTTCCTTTATCATTTTTAAATGATCTTATTGCTGGTAATGTCATTACTAAATTTATATCTGCCAATAAATCACCATGTCTTTGAATATTTATCATACATTTTTGATCTTCTGATGATAATAATGGTTTTGTATTAAATTCATTTTTTAATGAATGAATTGCAAATCTTGTATGTTTTTTATAAACATATTTAAAATAACTTATATCCGGATTTAATGATAAATATTCATCTTTTATTCCTGTTGTTACTAATTGAATTAATGGAGTTTGGGACATTTATATTTTATATATTATATTATTCTTTAATATTGTTTTATTAATGCATTTTTTCCTATATCTAAACCGGCTTTTTCATTCATACCCACACTTGTATCTAATTCTGATGGTATCATTGCTTGATTATTATTAAAACCACTATTATATAAAGTTACTATTTCATTATCTGATAAAGAATAATTAAAATATGCTAAATCTGCTATTATTATATTTGGATCTGTACTATCTGTACCTTTATATTTTAATGGATTTATATGTAAATTTGAAATATTATGTCTAAATGCTGTTGTTGAATCATAAATATCACCGGATTTTTCTAAATATTCATATCCATTTAAATATAATTTTACTTTTGCTTTATTTCTAAATAAAATATTTTTTTCATTATCTGTTTCATTCACTACCAATGTTATCATTGACCATTTTCCTTTAATATTATCAGCACTATTATCATATAAATCTGCTCTTGTGGTTAAATCATATATACCAAATAAATTTTTATCACGTTCTGTTCTTGATTCAGCACTACAATTTTTTGTTTCTGGATCTTCATGTATTATATCTGGAAATGAAATACTATTAAATTCAAATACTATTGCATCTATTTTTCCTTTTTTTAAATTAACTCTTGCTAATGGATTTTTTACTAAAAATCCTTTTCCAGTATCTGATACATCACCTATATAAGGTGTAGCAGTATGATTAATATCATTACATTTCCAAGTTGTAGTATAACTTATTGGAGTTTTTGATCCTTTAATAAATAATGGAACTGTCTTATTTTCATCAGCACCACTTTCATGTTTAGATAAAAATATCCAAAAATTATAAGCATATTCAATACCACTATTTTGATTTATAGATGGAGATATTTCTTTATAATTATTCTTATATTTATCTTTTGTATCAAATTCGGCAAAATTGTCATCAAATGTAAATGTTCCATCTAAAATTAATTCTTTTTTTTTTATTTGTTTTGGATTTCTTAATTTATTTAGGATTGTATGCACATCTTTATTAAATAAACTATATGATAATATAGCCATTATTATTAATAAAAGAATTGCTAAAATAATTTGTATTACAGTATATAACATTATACTCTCTATTTAATTTGTTAAAAGAGATAAAAAATAAATTTAAATATATATTTAAATAATTTATAATTTATAGACTGGATTTCTTACACCATATCCAACACTTGCTAATAAACCATCAATTGGTCCTTCATTATATAATTTTGTTATATCTTTTTTATTTAAATCATAATTAACAATTGTTACTTTACTTAATAAACCATTAAAACCTACTTCATTTGTTCCAACACTACTATCTCCACCACATACTAAATAACCACCTTTATCCAAATCTAAATTATTTATTTTTAATTTATCATCTGCACCTTCACCTAATATTATACCATCGTCACTATATGGATTTTTATCATCATGTGAATATGTGCTTCCTAATTCTGTATCAACATAACAAGTTATTTGTCCTCCACTTGTAGTATCTGATACTACAACTGCAATATGAACCCATCTTTGTAATGGAACATAATTTATTTTAACACATCTTTTCCAAAAATCTTTATCTGTAGCATTTAATGCATTTAAATCAACAGATTCTGTTGGTGTTGGATCTGAAGATGAACTAAATCTAATCCATAATTTATTACTATTTTTATCTAAAAATACACCTGGAGATTTATCAGTATAATTACCTTTATTATCACCTATTGTAAAAACATTTTTATATGTATTTTTCATATTAGACATATCATTTATATATATCCAAAATGCATAAGTTCTACGTTTTCCATTTCCACTTATAGGTACATTATCTAAAGGTATTTCTGTTCTTACATGTCCTTTTATTGGATATTTTGTTTTTTCAACAACTAAAGTTTTTTTATTAAAAACTTTTTCAACAATAAAATAATACATAAGAGCTGCACATATTATTGCTACTATAATTACTATAATTAAACCATAAAAGACATTTGGATCATTTAAAAATGTTGTTACATTATTATATGTAGAATTTAAAGTTTCATTTACAGTATTTTTTGTATTATTTAAAGTATCTATTACTGGTTTTGTTGTATTATCTATAACATTTGTTATTGAATCAGTATTTGTTTTTATTGAATTATTATTAATTTCAGGAACAGCTTTTTGTTCTATATCTGCCATACTATATCTTTTATATCATAATAGATATTTTCTTTTTTGTTTATCAATTATTCTTTGTAATTTATCATTTTTAATACAAAATGCTTCCATATAAGAATAATTAAGAATAAATTCTCTATATTCATGTATAACTTTACGATTTATTTTTAATTTCCATTCAAATTTAATTATATCATCTAAAAAATTATTTGAATTTTTTAAAAATTGATTTGGTATTGTATCTATATCAATTATTTGTATAATTATTGGTATAGATTTTATTTTTTCATTAAATATTTTTTCTAAATTTTTCCAAAATCCTTTATCATTTAAAGCTGATATATCTATTATTATTATTTTTTTATTTGTATATTCAAATATATTTTCTAATATTGATACTCTACTTACACCATATATATCTTTAATAAGATTAATACCATTATCTATTATTACTAATTTATATTCTTTTTCCAAATGTGATAAGTTATAATTATGATTTATTAATATTATTGATTTAAATGATATATATTCTTCTTTATATATATTTAAAATAATTTCTTCCATATTGCTAATACAATTATATATAAAAATATAACAATAATTGGTGATATATAATATAAAGATATTATTGATTTATTATCATGTATAAATCCTATATCTTTTAATTTGTTATTATCAAAAAATATTGATGGTTTTATTAAATATATAATAGCTATAGTTAGTATATATAAACATATTACAGTCAAAATTCTTAAAAATCCTTTTAACATATTATTTTTATTTTAACATTTTATTTTAATAAATATGATATATAAATTGATTTTAATAATTATTTTATTATTAATAATTACATTATTATACAATAATATAAATTTTGAAAATTTTAATAATTATAATTATATAATATTTTTAAATATTTCTAAAAATTTATTAAGAACATGTCCTCATAATATTAATAATAAAATTATTGGATATACAAATCAATATGATTATTTATTTATTAAAGCAATTGAACAAGGATATAGAATTAAAGCTAAAAAACTTATTAAATTAAATAAAGAATTACCCGATTTAAATATAGTTGATTTTGCTATTATTGGTATTAATAATAATAATAATATTTTTCAAAAATCATTATATAATTTTAAAATATTTATTAATGTTTTTGATAATATTGATATTAAACGTATAAAGTTATTTATACCTATCAATATTAAAAATATTAATATTAAAAAATATTTTCAAGATAAAAATAAATATATTTTAAATAATAATAATAATTATATTAATATCCCTATTTTAGAAAATAAATATTTAAATACAAATACAAATATAAATACAAATAAAAATAATATAGTTAATAATAAATTATATGATTATAATGATATTAATGTATATGAATCATTTGATAATAAATGTATATTAGATAATAATTATAATAATAATTTTTTAAAATATTTTTTTAATAAATCTAAATATAATTATAATAATATTAATAATTATAAAGATATATCATTATATGATAAATCACCATATTATGAATTTTTCATTTCAAGATTGAATAAAGATCCTGAAATTGAAAATACTAAATATCATTGTTATGGGGATTTTAATATTAAAAATAAATATTTATGTAATTTAAAAATTGATCCTTTAGGTAATATAAAAAAAAAAATTAATATATGGGATAAACCATGTGAATTTAATGAAGAATGTCCTTTTTATAATAAAATTACAAATGAAGGTAAATGTAATCAAAAATATTGTGAATTTCCTGTTGGTGTTAAAAGATTATCATATACTAAATATAATGATAAATTATATAATAAACCATTTTGTAAAAATAAAAATTTTGAATGTTTAAAAAATGATACTAATTATATATTTTAATATAATAGAAATAAAAGATGTTATTATATAAAATATTTATAATAATAATATTAATTTTATTATATATTATAACTATTTCTGAATGTATTGAAGGATTTTTAATATCAGATAATGATATATCATTATATAATAAATCTAAATCTAATAATTTATTAGATCATGATATTATTAATACTTCCTTATCTAATAAATCTAATCTTTTAAAAGATAGACATACAATTAATAGTATTCCTATTGATTTAAATATTGATAAAGATAAATATTATTTTGAATATGATAATAAAACTTATTTACAAATTTTAAAAAAAATATTTAATCCTAATTATAATAATTTTTTATCAGATTTTGATTATAATTATGAAATTAATAATGATATTGTCGGTATATATAATAAAACATATCAATTTATTAATAATAAATTAATTGATAATAATCAATTTTTTGATAAGAATAATTTAATTGATAATAATAATATTCAAATACTTCATGATGTTTTAAATAAATATAAAATTAATAAATTAGAAAATCAATATTTATTAGATATTGATCTAATATTATATAGAGAAGGTAAATTAAATGGAAAACATATTAATTTTATTATTTTTATTGATAATATTCATCAATATGTTATTAATATTGAAATTAAAGGTATTGTTGGTGAAGATAAAATCGGATTTTATCCTTTAGAATATAATGATAATAAATTATTATATGAAGAAAAAGATAATTTAATTCAAGAAAATGATTATCCAAATATTGATTTATTAATTAAATTAGATTGAATTATTTAAATATAATAATAATAAAGATGAGTGTAAATACTTATGAATTAGAAAGAGCTACAGCTATATTAGAAAAATGTTCTGCTATGTCTTTATTATGTAGTAAAGCTACTGCTTATTGGAATTTTATTAAAATTTGTTTTCAAATGCCTTTAATTTTAACAAGTAGTGCTATGTGTATTTTAAATTCATTTGATGATAATAAAGGTAATATGAAAATTCCTAATGTTATTGTTAATGGACTTAGTGTATTATTATTAGCTATACAAAGTAATTTAAAAGTTATCGAAAAAGTTGAAACATTTAAAAACTTAAGTAATCAATTTAGAACTTTAGCTAATACTATTGAAGGATCACAATCATTTGAAAATACACAAATTAATAATTTTATTGAAAAATATGATGTTTTAATTCAACAATGTGAATTTGAATCAATATCAGAAAAACATAAAAATCAAGTTAGTAAAGCTTTTCAAGGAAAAAGTGTTCCATTACAATTAAATAGTAGTGGAACTATTAATTTAAAATTAAATGCACAATTTGTTAATAATAATACTTTAAATTTATCTACACCTAATATTATAAATGATATTAATAATCCTTCATCTGTATAGTAATTACATATTTATCAATATTTCACAAAATATACTAAATAATTCTATATACTTTACTTAAAAACTAATTTGTTCAATTAAGATTTTTTTTCATAAAATATTACATAATATTTATATACAAATAAATTATTAATATAAATCTATAAAATTTTCATCTTCTCCTTTATAATTAATTATATCATCATTATTTTCATCATTATTTTCATCTTTATTTTCATCATTATTTTCATTATTATTTTCATCATTTTGCATATAATCAATTATACCCATTTTTTTTAATTCTTTATCTAAATCTTTTTCATATTTATTTTTATTTTGAAGTTTGTTTATAGCTTTAATTTTTGTTTCTTCCCTATATTTATTTATTAAATCATTTAACTCTATTCGAGTTGGTATATTTTTATTTAAAATATTTAAACATCTTTTATAAAATTCATCTGCTATTTCATTATTATTAAAATTTATATCTGTTATATAATAAGATCCTAATATTTTATATATATTTTGTCTTTTATTATAAAATATTTTATCTTGACAACATTGATTTTCCAATTTATTTATATAATTATTATATTCTTTTGCTTTATCAGCAAAATTATGTGAAATTTGAAGAGATATTTGTATAAATTTTTTTAATATATCAACAAATTTACACTTTTCTTTTATTATATTTATAAATATTTGATTATTTTTTTTATTATTTATACTTATATATGATAAATAATTTTTTATATTATTTTCTACAATATTATTTAATTCACTATCATTTTTAAATTTTAACATTTCTATTGGAAAATTTTCAAAATTTTCATTTATAAATGTTATTATATTTATTTTATTATTTATTATTTCTTTTTCTTCAATATTTATATCATCTTTATTTTCATCTTTATCTTTATCTATATCTTTATCTTTATCTTTATCTTTATCTATATTTAAATTATTTTTTATATATTTTATTGATTTCCATTTATCTTTATTTATTTTTTTATAATTTTTCATATAATCTTTAATATATTTTAATTGTTTACTATTATCTAAATCTGTAAATGCCCTAAAATTTTTATTTAATAATTGTTTACAACAACCCATTATATAATTATTTACTCTATTCAATTTTAATGGTAAATATAATAATGCTTGTGTATATTTTGATTTTACATTTATATCATCTTTTTCTAAACCTTTTTTTAATTTTAATAAAATATTTAAATATATATCATCATTTGTTTTATTCTTTATTTTACTATTATAATATTCTAATAAATATAATAATTTATTACTTATTTCATTATTATTTATATATATATGATATATTTTATCAAATAATTTATCTATATTTATATCTAATTCTAAATTTTCTAAACAACATATTATATAACTCATTATTGATTTTGAATCATAATTATAACCTTTATCAATAAATTCTATTGGTTTTGTTCTTTGCCATAAATTTATACATTCCGAATTTAATACTACATCTAAATTATCTTCTAATTCTTCCTCATATATATATATATACCAATTTATAAAAAATATACTAAATAACTCTAATTCATCCATATTATTACGTAATATTTTTATACTTTTTGATAATATTTCTGATATATCTACATTTAAACCTGAATATTCAATTAAATTAAATATATATTTTTTTAATATATTATTTATATTATTATATAATTCAATATTATTTTTATAATTATATGAATATTTTAATTCCATATCGGGTTCCAATAATATTATATTTTTATTTATTATATTTTTATTATCATCAGATATATCTATATCTATATCATAAATTTCATTATTTAAATCTATATCTTCATTATTTTCTTCACTTTCTATTATTTCCAATATTTCTTTATCTATTACTAACTTTTCTAATAATATATTATCAAACTGTTCTATTATTTTTAATTTATCTTTATATTCTTCAATATTTATATTATCTTTATCATATTTTTTTAAATCATTTAAATATAAAATTGAATGAATTATTGATTTTAATTTTAAATAATCATTTATATTTTTTATTACTATATCTATATCTATATTTTCATTTTCTATATCCTTTTCTAAATTATTATAATTATAATATTTTATTTTTTTATTATTATATAATATCTCTTCTTCATATAATAAACCATTTTTTAAATTATTTTCTAAATTTGTTTTTATTTCACCCATTTCATTTATTAATTTATCTATTTCTTCATTATTTATTTCAATATCTATATTTCCTATATTATCTATTATATTATCTTTCTTTATTATCCATTCACTCTCATTTAAATCTATTATTTCTTTCTTTTTCTTTTTTATTTTTTCTTTTATTTCTGGAATTTTATCATATTCTTCTATATTCATATTGAAAAAATCTTTATTATTTCTTATCATTATATCATTTATATGATTAAAATTATTTTCTAAAAATATTATTTCTTTATCCCTTTCTTCTTCTATTTTATCTAATTTTGATATTAAACTTTCATTTTCTACATTTATATATCGGGTTTTTATATTTAAAATACAATCTTCTGGTATTTTTAATTCTGATAAATAAAATTCTCTTTTATACAAATTTATTAATGTATTATTTGTATTTTTTAAATTTTTATTATTTGTTGATGAATATACTAATATATTATTTGTTATATCATTTATTATATTATTATAAATTTCTATATTTTTTTCTAATTTTAAATTATTTAATAAATTTACTTTATCTAAATTAAATTTATTAAATAATTTATATTTTACTTTTTCATGATTTAAATAAAATACTTCGTTTTTTTCTATTTCATCATCTAATAAACTTAAATGTTTATTTACTAAATCTTTTATTTTATTATTATTATATAAACTATCATTATTATAACTAAATAAATCATCATAATAATAATGTAAACTATCTATATTAAATATATTTATATTATTTTTTTCTTTTAAAATTTTTATTATATCTATTTTATTTATTTTTTCAGTTTCTTCTATATCTTTTATAAAATTTTCATCATTATCATCTGATATAATACTACTACTATCATCATAACTTATTTCTAAATTTTCTTTTTTAAAATCTTCATTTTCTAAATCTTCTTTTTTTAAATCTTCACTTTCTAAATCTTCTTTTTTTAAATCTTCACTTTTTAAATCTTCTTTTTTTAAATCTTCACTTTCTAAATCTTCACTTTCTAAATCCTCATTTCTTAAATCTTCACTTTCAGAATCTTCACTTTCAGAATCTTCACTTTCAGAATCTTCACTTTCAGAATCTTTATTTTTTTGACTTTTTTCTATTTTTTCTACATGATCTTTATCTTTTTTTTCTAATGTTCCACCAATACTATCATATATTCGTAAATCATCAGTTAAATCCATATTATTTATTTATTGATTTCATTAAAATAAATCCATTCTTTTATTATATTATTTAATAAATATATTAAATCAATACATTCTTCTATAATAAAAGCTTTTATTATATTTTTATCATCACATTTTTTTAAAGTTATTCTTAATATTAAAGTATTATCTAATGGATGTTTTTTTGTATATCCTACAAATTCACATTCATATTCTTTAAATTTTTTTTTATTTACAATATATTTATCAAATATTTTTGATTGAATTATATATCCTATAGTATCATTTTCATTTTTAATATTAATATCAAATGTATTAATATAATCAAAATAATTATTAATAGAAATTAATGTACTATCATTTTTTGACAATTCTAATTTTATTTCATCTAATTTAAATATTAATATTTCTATTGCTTTTTTAAATAAATATAAATGTGATATTGTATTATTTATTATTTCAAACTTAAAAATATAAATATTTTCTACAATATCACGTTCTTTTTTTATTATATCTGTTTCTTTACTTTTTTCATTTATTTTATTATAAACTGCTATACCAGATACTATACAAAATGAAGCATTATTTCTTCCTATATCTTTTGTTGCTTTTGCATTTAATTTTAATGTTTGATTATTTTTTATTCTATGAATTAATATTGGTTCATTTGATATTAAATTATAATTAAAATAATCTTTATTATTTTTTACTATATTTCCATCTACTTTTATTTTTAAATTATTTGTTGTTATATTTTCTAAATCTAATTTATTTTGACAACTTACATCTAATATTATTTCAAAACTATTATTTATTGAATCAAATTCTTCATTATATTTTTCACTTATATTTATTGGTATTAAAGCTATTCTATTACTTATTATTTCATTATTTAAACTTGTTGTATTTTCTTCAATATTTATTAAATTATCATCTATTGTAAATCCTAATATTGGTATATCTGATATTAATATTCTTCTTAATCCATTTAATATTGATATATCTATATCTGATATCTCAAATTCTAATTCATTCGAAATTTTATTAAATTTAAAATTTTTAAACATTTATTATTTTAATATAATAAATTATTTAAATCATTTTTATTTAAAACTAATTTGTTTATTTATTAAGTAAAAATGATTTTATTTTACAGTAGTCAATGTAATCATTGTTCTATGTTATTACAAACATTAAAAATACATGATAAAGATAAAAAAATTAAATTATTATCTATTGATTATTTAAAATCTAATAATTATAAAATTGATCATAGAATTACACATGTTCCTGCACTTTTAATATCTAATGAAGATAGATTTATTTTTGGTAAAAATATTTTAGATCTTCTATTTATACCTAATAAAGGCATTTTATTAAATAATAATGATAATGATAATAATAATAATAATAATAATAATATTAATACTATTGTTAATAATCAAAATTTAAATGAACCTAATGAACCTAATGGACTTTTTTCTGATATTTCACAAAATTTTGAAAGTATTGATAATATTAATAATGTAATTGGTCCTGTATCAATATGGGAAGAAATTAATAATAATAATAATAATAATAATAATAATACTACAATAATAAATAATAATCAAGAAATTATAGCAAATGATGATACAGATAAATCTCATAAAAAATTACCAAGTATTGCGGAAATTCAAGAAATGCGAAATAAAGATATTTAATATATAAAGGAAATAAGTAGATATACAAAATAAAAATATATCAATATCTTTTAATATGACTTCAAATATTTATGTCTTCAATCAATACTATTTAACATTTATTAAAACTATTAAAAAAAATGCTAAAAACTCTAAAGATACTAATGCTAAAAATATTATTAAAACTATTAGATTAGAATATAATACTTTTAATAATAATTCTGACGAATATATTACCTATTTTAAATCAAATTTTGATAATAATTCTATTCAAGAATTGAAATTAAATGAAAATTTTAATGAATGGATTGAAAAAAATAACACTAAATATTTAATTAAAGATATTGAATTAGAAAAAATTAATAAAATTATTAAAAAAAAAGAAATATTAACACAATTTTTATTAATATTTTCTTTATTTGTTGATGATCAATTAAATGAAAATGAAATTAAAATTATTATGGAAAAACTTAAAGGTAATGATAATGATGATAATTTACCTCAAAGACATAAAGATTTAATTAATAAAATTACTAAATTAAATATCAAAAATTCAACCGGATTTTCTATTGAAGAAATTGAAGATACAAGTATTGGTAAATTAGCTAAAGAGATTGTTAATGAAATTGATTTAGATAAAGTTAAAAGTTCTATTGAAAATGATGGAGATATATTAGGAGCATTAGGTAATCCTGATAATGGTATTGGTAATTTAATATCAGATGTTAGTCAAAAAATGGCAAGTAAATTAAAAAATGGTGATATTAAACAAGAAAATTTATTAAATGATGCCATCAAAATGGCTGGTAAATTACCTGGATTAGGAGGAAGTAATTCTAATGGTAATGAACCTGATATTGGAAACATTATGAAAATGATGTCATCTATGATGGGAAATAATAATATGGGGGGTAATATTAATAAAGGTAAAATGAAAAATATGCAAAAAAAAATGGAAACTAAAAGTAGATTAAAAAAGAAATTAGATGATAAAAATAAAGAAACATGATATCTAATTTTTGGTTAGAAAACCCTCAAATACTTATTGATTTATTCAATAATCAAACATATAAATTAGATTTTATCAATAAACTTAATTTAATATTTTTATTATCTATTATTATTAGTATTATACTTGTTTTATTCAATAAATTTGATTTATCTTACATTTTATTATCTATTATAATTGGATTTTTTACTATTATTATATATAATCAATATATTCAAAATATTAAAGAAAAATTTAATAATAAATGTATATATACTTCTATTAATAATCCTTTTATGAATCCAAATGTATTATATCCTAATAATATTCCACCATGTGAATTTAATAATGATATCATAAACCAAAACTTTTATAAAAATATTTTTAGAGATGCTAATGACTTATATGATAGAGGATTATCTATTAGACAATTTTATACTATACCTGGAAAAACTATACCTAATGATCAAAACACATTTGCACAATGGTTATATAATACAAATAATAATAAAAAATCTTGTAAAGAAGGCAATCAAATTAGATGTATTCAAAATTTAAATTTAGACAGAACTGATCTTGATATTGTTGGAGGAGGAGGTATGGGAGTATATAAAATTGAAATTGCTAAAAGAACTACTAACTAAAACTAAATTATATTTTTTTTTATTATATTATTTAAAATAAAATAATGTATAACAAATATTGTGATTTATATAATGATACATGTCATAAAGAATCTAAAGATATTTCTAATAAATTAATTGATGATTATACACACTATAATAGAAATTTTATACAATGTAATGATCCTAATATTAGAATACCTGAATTTTATTTAGATCATGTTAATTTAAGAGGCTCACCACACCCAAATGTTGCTAATCATCCAGATAATTGTTTAATTGATAAAGAATCAGTTTTTAGAAATAATAAACAACAAATGACTAAAGATAAATGTAATATTCAATTATATCAACGAATGTTTCAAGCATGTCCTAATTTAAGACCTGGTATTGGTGATCCTAATAATGAATTACAATTATTATCCGGAACAGATAGCACACATATTTCCAATACATGTAATCAAAATATTATGGAAAAACAAACTTATCAAATGATTCCTATGTTAGATTGTGTTTCTAAAGTTCAAAATCATGAACATATTGTTCCTAAATGGATTAGAGGAGGCGAAGATACACGCAATTATATTAATCGTAAGAAATTTTTAGAAAAATGTGGTAATCTTCAACAAAGACAAGGCACTTGGGTTTCTTAAACAAAAATATATAAAGAATTATTTATTTATTTTTATAAAAATGTCTGAAATACAAAAATACACTTTTGACACAGATATTTCTTCTTTATTGAATTTAATTATTAATAATTTTTATTCTAATAAAGACATATTTTTAAGAGAATTACTTTCTAATGCCAGTGATAGTATTGATAGATATAATTATAACTCTATTATTAACAAAATTGATCATAAAATTCAAAATAAAATTACTATCATCCCAGATAAAGATAATAAACAACTTTTAATTATTGATACTGGTGATGCTATGAATAAAGATGATTTAATTAAAAATATTGGTACTATTGCCAATTCTGGTACTAAAGCTTTTATGGAAAAAGCTAAAGATACTAATCTTATTGGCAAATTTGGAGTTGGATTCTATTCCGCTTTTTTAGTATCTGATAAAGTTACTATCATTTCTAACAAAAATAATGAAATTTGGAAATGGGAATCTGATGCTACTAATAATTATATTATCGAAAAACTTGACAATTTTACTATTAATGATGATATTGATTTTAAACAAGGCACTATTATTAAACTTTCATTAAAAGAAGATTTAATTAATACTTATACTGATACTACTAAACTTAAAAATATTATTAAAGAACATTCACAATATATTAATCATCCCATCGAAATTTTAATTAAAAAAGAAATTACTAAAGAAATTGAAGATGAAGATCAAAATGTAGATACTGAAACTGAAAAAGATATTAAAACTGATACTAAAACTAAAACTGATGATAATAATTTAGATGACTTATTTAAAGTTAATACCGATGATGATGTTATTATTGAAGATGTTGATGATAAACCTGAAAAAATTAAAGAAAAAAAAATGAAAAAAATTACTGAATATATTAATGAATATCAAGTTGTTAATGAAAATAAACCTATTTGGTTAAGAAATTCTTCTGAAATTACTACCGAAGAATATAATAAATTTTATAAATCATTATGTAATGATATTGATGATCCTTATTGTTATAAACATATTAAAGGAGAAGGACAAGTTGAATATAAAGGAGTTTTATTTTTACCTAAAAAAACTAAAAGTAATATCTTTGAAAGAGGTGTTAAACAAAATAATATTAAAATTTATGTTAGGAAAATTTTTGTTAGTGATAATAGTAGCGCTATTTGCCCTGAATGGTTACATTTTATTTCTGGTATGATTGATACTGATGATCTACCATTAACCGTATCCAGAGAAATGTTACAAGAAAATAAAATTATACAGATTATCAAAAAAACTATCACTAAAAAAAGTATTGATATGCTCAAAAATTCTATGCAAAATATTGAATTATATACCAAAATTTATAATACTTACCAAAAAAATATTAAATTAGGAGTTTATGAAGAATCTACCGATAGAGAAAGAGTTGCTGATCTTTTATTATATTATTCACTTAATAATCCTAATAAATATATTTCTTTTGATGATTATATTACTAATCTTTCTGAAACTCAAAAAGAAATATATTATATTTCCGGAGATGATATCGAATTATTAAAAACATCACCATTTCTTAACAGATTCAAAAAAAATAAATTAGATGTTTTATATATGACTGATACTGTTGATGAATATATGTGTCAAAGACTTTCACAATATAAAGATTATAAATTAATTTGTATTACCAAAGGGGATGTTGAACTACCTAATACTACACAAGATCATAAAGATTTACTCAAAAATAAACAAGATGAATATAAAATTTTATGCGATTTTATAAAAAAAAATTATAGTAACGAATTTATTGATGCTAAAATTTCTGATAAAATTGATGGATTACCTTGTATTGTTACATCACCTGAATATGGTTTTACTGCTAATATGGAAAAAATTATTAAAGCACAAACACTTGCACAAAATGATTCATCTACCAATTATATGTTAAATAAACGAATTCTTGAACTTAATCCTGAACACCTTATTATACAAAAAATTAAAAATATTAATGATACTGATGAATTTAAATCTTATAGAGATCTTTTAGATCTTATTATTAATAGTTCTTTATTATATTCTGGTTATCCTATTATTAAACCTGTTGAATTCTCTAAAAAAGTTATTAATGTCGTTATGGCTGGATTAGATTTATATGATATTGATAATAAAGATAATGATAAAATTGATACAAATATCAAAAATGATAATGTTGAAACTATAGATGTTACTCAAATTGATTAATTATATTTATAATAATATAAAATGAAATCATTAATTCTTACACTACTTTTTATCGGAATTATAATTATTATACAAGGATATTATCAACAAAAACTTAAAAATGAAAAATCTAAAAAAATTATTAAAAAATATATACCACTTAATATTTATGAACAAAAAATGAATGGTTCAGAATTTATTATTAACCAATTTAAAAGTTCTTTTGAAAAAATAACTGAAATATAATATAAAATGACATTTATATTCAATAAAACTAAAAATCAATTTATTAAAGAATGTAAAGCTAAATATCTACAAAATAAACATATTAATGATACTAATATTGATTTAACTAATATATATATACAAGATATTTCATCTAAACGTAACAAATTTTATGATGATTATAATATATATTTAGAACAATATAAAAATTCTTCTATTATTGATAAAGTTAATTTATTCAAAAATCAATATCCTGTTAAACCTGATAATCATCATATTTATACACATTTTAAATACCCTACTTTTATTACACATGACAATAATCAATTTAAAGATTTATCTAAACATACATTACCTAAAGAACATTTACCTGATAAACATTTACCTAAAATAGATTTACCTAAAAAAGATTTACCTAAAAAAGATTTACCTAAAAAAAATTTAACTGATAAAGATTTACCTGATAAAGAATGTAAAAGAGATTGTAAAGAAGAAGGTAAAATATGTAATAAAAGAACTGGTAGATGTATCAAAATTAAATAATAACTTTTAATTAAAATGACTATTAAAACTAATTTTCAATTTCACTTTATTCCTTTTTTTATTTCTTTCATTATTGGTATTATATATATATATATTACTACTATGTATAAACATAAAATTATTAAAACACCTACACCATTTAGTAAACAAACATATAAAGATCATGATAATGAATGTTATAAAATTAAAGTTAAAGAAATTAAATGTAAAGGAGATGAACCTTATTTCAATTTTACATAAATAAATAATAATTATTTATATTAATATATTAATGAAAAGATTATTTCAAGATAATAATACATTTACACAAAATAAATATAATAAAGTTGTTCCATGTTGGTTCCTTATTAATGATTATCCTTGTATTTTTATTGATAATTATTGCAAATGTTCTCATGATATTGATATAATTAATTATTACAAAACATATAGAATTCAGGAATATTGCAAATTTGGATTAAATTGTAAACAAAGATGTAATAAATACCATAAATATAATTTCTAATTTTTATTTTATAATTTCTAATTTTTTAATTTTTATTTTTGATTTTATAATTTATAATTTCTAATTTTATTTTTGATTTTTAATTTTTATTTTTAACATTTTTATTGAACTCTATTCATAAAATTTATTATTTAAATTATAGGATTTTATACTTTAATTTATTTTTGATCATTATTTTATTCATAAAATACTACTTGTGATCATTTGTTATATTTTATTGATAAATATAACATTTATTATGATCATTATTTTATTGATAAAATACTACTTG